GAGAAATTTCTATGTTTCTCAAGATGTGGGCAATGACTCAACCGGCGACGGCTCTCTTTTAAAACCCTATCGAACCATTGGTGCGGCTATCACCGCTGCAAACCCGGTTTCAAACTACTACAAGCAATCTATCATTCATGTTCAGCCCTCAAACACCTCTAATGGCTATCAAGAAAATGTGACACTCAGTCAACAGGGGGTTAACCTTGTTTGCGAAAATGCTCTTCAGAATAGCAGGGCTTGTCTCATTCGAGGGCAATTCACGGTTGACCTTTCAGGCACCGCTACGGGAACTGTCGCTGCACTCAATGAAGTCTATGTGGTCGGCTTTGTATTAATCACTTCCGGTGCAAATAATACTCTTACTTTCGGCGGGACAACCTTTCAACGACTAGCCCTAATCAATTCTTACGTTCAATCATCCTCTGGTGTTGGTTCTGCTCTATCTGCAACGAATGATGCAACTAACGGCGTGAAGTCAACACTTTCGGCCTGGGATACTACATTTGAGAACAATACCGCTTCAGCTCCTACTATCTCTCAGACAGGTGGACGCGTGTGGAATTTTGGTACTCAAGGCACGATTCAAAATGATAATGCTTCTGGGCATTCATTGGATCAATCGGGTACCTCTAGTTTTACAGCAAATATAAATACTATAACTGGAGAAATGAACGTTACTGACAACACCGCCACGATGACTCTCAATCTCTCAACAGTAAATTCAGGGTCAAATCCATGTATTGTGACACCCTCAACGCCATCGACAGGCTTTATCACGTTATCCGACTGGGGCTGCACAAGTACCGCAACGAACTCAGTAACAGGGGCGGGAATTGTTGTCCTAGCTGGAGCAAGCAGTTCTCGACTCAGTTCAAGCGGAGACATCATCGGAACTGTTACTCAACTTGTCGTTCCAGGGTTTCCAAAAGGAGAGATGCAATTAGGTGCAGGGGCAGTAAGCGGAACAAATGTGATGCTTTCAATTAAAGACGGGCATATCAAAGTCGCACAGACCACGGCTCCAACCACCACCCTTTCTGGAAATGCTGGCACAGGCGGTTCGCCAACTTGTACTATTACTAATGGAACTGATACGGATGGAAAGATAAGTTTAAAAACTGGAACAGCTTCATGGGCAACTGGAACTCAGTGTACAATAAATTTCAATAAAACTTGGGGAGTGGCACCCATTTGCACGTTTTCACCGAGCAATGATGCTGGCTCTGTTGCCTGGAATACTCAGCGATTAGTTATGTCAGATGCAAGCACGAGTGCTCAAACCCTTAGCGCAGGAGTAGCATTTACTTCTCAAGTAACTGCTACTTTCCATTATCATTGTGAAGAATCCCAATAAGAGGTAATCATGGCTCGAACCTTAAATAAAAATCCGAAAGCAGATATGAGCCGATTGCGACGATTTGCCGCGAATCATTTAGGCGTAATCATGTCTGAGGAGTTGAGCGGCAGTAAAGTTTTTCGCCGTAAAGACTTGGATATTTACGATCAATACTATGACAACACTCAATATGACCAACTTCAAAATTGGGAAGAGGCGGCTAAATCAGAAAATTATGTTCCAATTCGTGATCGTAAGCCGAGAATCATTTACAATCTTCCTAAAGTTTTGGTGGATAAAGTCGCTGCAAAACTGGTCGGTTCTTCAGCCTTCCCTACTTTCCTCGTTGAAGATGATGAAGAAGACACAGACTTTTTCAGAACAGTTATCAAAGCTTCAAAGTTCAGAAAAAGCCTAATCGATCCTATAAAGAATTTATTGAAGAGTGGCGCAGTATTCGTGCGTTATTACCTTGTAAATGGCAATATTCAAATTGAATATGCACAGTCAAAGTATTGCTATCCGGCATTTGATACAGCTGGTGAACTTGATAGCATTGATATCAAATACATTTACGAAGACTGGAATGAACGTGAGCAGAATGGGAATCCTAAGAAAAAGTGGTATCGCCTCCAGCTATCAAAGACGGTTGATATTATCTATGATAACCCCGAATACCGAGAAGGCAACACGCCTAAGTTCGAAGAGGTTGGCCGCGCTGAACACGGGCTAGGATGGGTTCAAGGAGAATGGTTCGCCACAGTAAAAGACAAGTTTGATTATGATGGCCATTCATTATTTGCCGACATCTTAGATTTCATTGACGACATGAATTATAGCCTCTCCCAAAGCAGCCAGGCTATTGGCTACAACCAGGAGCCCCAACTTGGCATAAATGGTGTAGATGAAGATGAGATTGACGCTCTCATTAAGTCGTCACAGAAAGCATGGAATCTCGGGAAAGATGGAAAAGCCGAGTATCTTGAAACTAATTTGGGAGGAGTTGAAGCGGCAGGAGAACAAAGGGACCGTAACCGCTCTCTCATGCTTGATGTGGTGCGCGTTGTTATTCACGATCCTGAAAAATTGGCGGGTGCTGCTCAAAGTGGGACTGCTCTTAATATTTTGCATGGTCCTCTCGTTGAGCTGGTGGACGAACTACGAGCAGTCATCGAACCAAACCTAATAACATTGCTGCTCAAAATTGGCATGACGTGCCTCCATTACAATGCGCAGGGCATGGATACGGTCATCCAGACACCAGAAGGCTATATACCGCAATCCGCTGATATTACTGTTCAGTGGCCTCCTGTATTCCCCCCCACGCTACAAGACATCAATTTAATGGCACAGGCTGCAAACTCCCTATCGACAGGGAAAATCATCTCGCGTGAGACCTTGACACGATGGATTGCACAAGTCATTCCATCGGTAGATAATATAGAAGAAGAACTTAAAAAGATTGCAGCTGAGCCAGATTTAAACCCGTTTGGGGGGGGATTTGGCGGAATGGGACAATAAAGGAGAATCAATATGGCTCATAGAAACGTGATGGATAAAGATGGAAATTCAAAATCGATTCATTCCTCGCATGGCGATGTCAGTCATAAGGATGCTTCTTCACAACATTCTGTCATGAAACAAGGACACGCCGAACGCTGTAAATCGCATGGAGAAGCTTGTCATCCAAATGCAATGAGTGACAATGATCATGATGGCGACGGCCAATCAGAAGGTGAGATATGAATATTGATGTCGATTCTTTTTATGTCATTGCTGTAATCAGCAATCCTGTCCGTTATAAAACTAGGGTCCGCCTCTTCAAAAAGTTTCAAGAAGAAATGAATCAAGCGGGTGTTAAGCTTCTAGTTGTAGAGTTAGCTTATGGAAACCGACATTTTGAAATAACTGAAGTCGGTAATCCTTTTCATCTTCAATTAAGAACTTCTCACGAGCTTTGGCATAAAGAGAATCTGATTAATCTAGGTGTGAGAAGATTATCAGAGGTTGCTCCTCACTGGAAATATTTTGCTTTCATTGATGCAGATATTACTTTATTACCATCTCATTGGGCTATTGAACGAGAAAGTTGGGTTCATGAAACAGTTCATCAACTTCAACATCATCATGTAGTTCAAATGTTCCAACATGCGCTAGACCTGGGCCCTCATGGTCAAACATTTGGGAAATATGAAGGGTTTGCCTGGGCATATATCGAAGGTAAGTTTGAATCCAAATCATATAAATATACTTCATTTCATCCTGGTTACTGTTGGGCGATGAGAAGGGAGTCCTTCAACCATTTAGGAGGGCTGATTGAGACCGCTATCATGGGTGCGGGCGACAGACATATGTCTTACGGACTTATTGGGATGATGAAAGAATCTTTGAATCCTGGTTTAAATCCAAATTATGCAGTGGGACTCTTGGAGTGGGAGAAGCGGGCTGAAAAGTTTATTCAGCGAGATTTAGGATATGTTCCGGGTACTGTGATTCATCATTGGCATGGCAAAAAGAAAGACAGGCGTTACCATGATCGGTGGCGAGTTTTAATTGATAATCAATTTGATCCGAATACTGATCTAAAAAGGAATGACCAGGGAGTGCTTGAACTCGTTGTGATTACATCTAGGCAGATTAAATTGAGGGAAGATATTAGGAAATATATGCGTGCTCGAAACGAAGACTCGCTAGATATGGAGTGAATATGTCGCAAGTCATTTTCAGAAGAATCCATGGAAGATTAGTACCGATTAAAATGAGCGAGGCAAATCAAGAAAGAGCGAATGGGGCGGCCGCTATAGGTTCTGGATTGATTGTCAGTTCTACTACTGCAAGTGTATCTTCAAATCTAGTACATAAAGCAGCTTCAGCGTTAAAAAGAGGAAAACGATTGAAATCAAAGCAACTCTCCCAGCAAGGTTTCAAGGTAAAAGCATTGGGAACCGTCGCAGCTTCTGGTTTGATCGGGTATGGAGCAAACAAGCTTTTGAGTCAAACCAAATATAAAGATAATGAAAAAGCTAAAGTAGCAATAACTGCTGGATCAACTGCTTTAGGAATATTTGCCACGGAATCAAAACACTTGAAAAAAGTGGGTTACCCGCTTTCTACGGCGATCAGGGATGCGGTAAATATTGCCGCTAAAGCCATCAGGAAAGGCAGATAATGCCGAATTTTTTTGAAGCCGTCGACTCTATTGGAGTTGTCGAAGATCATATCAAGCAAATCCTTTCGCTCGAAAACGACCAAGCTATCCAAATTATGAAGTCATACCAGGACATCAGAAAAGATCTGGTGGACAGGCTTTCTAAACTACCTCCTGGAAGATTTTCAGCCCAACACCTTCGAGGTGTTTTAGCACAGGTTCAGGGGGCAATTACGGCCATTCAGGACCATTTAAACGGTGCCATGGCTAACGGAGCATTTAAAGCAGCCATGAAAGGCATTGAGCATCTAACTTCTGAAATCAAAACATTTGACGAAGAATTTACGGGGGCTATTACACCGATTGATTTGAATGCTACTCTTATAGCCAGGGATACTAATAATCTCTTATTAACCAAGTATAAGACAAATTTAGACGCATATGGCCAAGGACTCTTTCAGAAGATATCGAACGGACTCGTTAACGCAACAATCGGCGCTCAAAACACTGGAGAGATTGTTGGAACGCTCTCGCAATTCTTCAATGGAGAAGAATGGAAGCTTACCCGAATCGTCCGAACCGAACTCCACCACGTGTACAATCTCGGAAAACTCAATGGACTTAAAGAAATGTCGGAAGAAGAAGAAGGGCTCAAAAAAACCTTAATTCATCCTATGGATGCGAGGACAGGCAAAGACAGTGAATATGCCGCATCGTTACATTTAATTGCAGATGTTTCAGAGCCATTTGAGTATTCATGGGATAACAAAATTCGAAGTTATATGGTTCCACCCGACCGCCCAAATGATAGAAGCGTCATGGTTCCTTATCTCCCAAATTGGGGTCATCTCCAAGGTGATGCCTTCATTCCAATCAATTCTCAAGCACCTCGTAAACCACCCAGGATGAAATAATCGTCAAAACTCTGTTCTAGTCTAGCCGCATTGTTTAACTTAAACTGAATGAAAAGTACTCCTGGTGAGTGCGGAAAGGCGCGGGCAATGACTCTTGAAGAGTTAAAGCAAGCAATGGATGACGCTAAGGCGAAAGCTGGAACGTCACCTGATAATAAGGAATTAGCAGCGGAAGCGTTGAAGGCAGAACAGGCTTATAATGCGGCTGTTGAAGAAGCTGGTAGCCCTGGTGGTGACGGCGAAGAGCCCGATGAATCGAAGCTCGACGAGAAAACAAAGAAATATTTGGCGAAACTTAGAAAAGAGAACGCCACGCATCGGACCAAAGCAAAAGACTTGAAGTCTAAATTCGAGGATTCCGAAGCGAAGCGAAAAGCAATTCTAAAGGCAGCAGGTATCGATGACGATACAGCCCCCCCTGAAGAAAGGCTCAAAGCTTCAGAAAAAGAAAAACAAAACTTAGCTTTTCGTAATGCAATTTTAGAGTCAGCAGTGAGTAACGGTATTCCTAACGACAGGTTGAAATATTACCAATTCCTGATTTCAGAAGCTGTAAGCGAACTTGAAGAGGGTGAAGAACTTTCTGAAGGTAAGCTTGCTGAAATCGTATCAGAAGCCAAAAAAGGCGGATCTAAAGGCGCAGCTAATTCAACGGTCGGAGCAGGAGGAACGGGAAATGGAAACCCTAATCCTTCAGGCGGGGAAGATAAGATCACTTTAGAGAAGTTTTGCTCGATGAGCATTCTTCAGAAAAGTGCCTTATATGAAAAGAACCGGGACTTATATGCCGCTCTTGTTGCAGAAGCGAAGGCTAAAAAGAAACTCGTTTAATCGAGTCTTGGAGGCGAATCATGCCAGCAACAGTTTCGGCAGATTTTAATTTTCAGCCAAAAGTGTGGCAAGACCACATTATGGCATATTTCGACAGAAAACTTGTATATGGAGCTTTCGCTCTTCGTGACGACTCTCTGAGTGCTGCACCTGGCTTGACTCAGAATTTCCCGTATTTCAAGAAAATCGGCGCTGCTGAAAATCCTACAGAGGATGAGGGCCTATTGGTGGACTCACTGACAGACGATTCGTTCAACGTTACGGTTTCCGAAATCAGCAAGGCAGTCGGCATTACTAAACACGCATTCAAGACTTCCGCAGCTCGTACTGAAAGGATCATCCAGGAAATTCAAGAACAGATTGGCCGTGTAATGGCTGAGAAAGTGGATGCAGATTTGTATACCGCTTTCGCTTCTAGCTACACCTTGGGCTATCAGTCTGCTTCTGGAAACAGCTACGGCACCATGAATATTCGCAATTTGAATATTGGTAAGATCGTAGCATTCGGCGACAAACACAAGGATAGCGTCGTAATGTTCATGCACTCGATGCAGTTCTTGGACATGATGACTGATACCACAGCAGGCTTTTTGGTCGCCAACGCTCTTGATCCAATGTTCATGGTCGAAGGTTTCGAAGGCCGTTTAGGCGGCGTCGCGATCATCTCCGTTGATACCGTTGGCAAAAATACCGCCGGTCAAATCAATAGCAAGAATGCATATGACGCATGGATTCATAAAGCCAATGCTTATGGTTTCATGGTGAAACAGGAAATGGAACTTGAGTCAGATTATGACATCCTTCATCGTCAATGGGTGTTCGCGGGCGACCAATGGACAGGGAGTCGGTCTTTCGATCAAGCCATTGATCCTCTGTTCAAGAAAACCGCTCTGTTACGTACCGTGACTGTGAACGGTTAATAAGGAGGATTTAAAATGTCGATGACTTTAAATGAACGTAACCCAAATATTAATTCGGTACCGATTGGAACTCAGGCTGCAACGATTACATTGCCAGTTATGTATGTTCGCAAACATAGCCGTATCAAGCTTGCTCATTTAATTGATCAAGCTGGGATTTCAGCTAGTAACAGTAACTATTTGCAATTCTCGCTTCAAGACTTGAGTTCAAATGTTTATGCTACTTATGATACCCGTGCGGCTAATGAAGGTGCTTTGGTAGCCAATACACCCGGTGCAATGACATTATCTAGCCCTGATGTCGTTCTCGAAGATCCATCAGCTCCTCTTTCTCAACAAGAGGTTGATATTCCTGCTGGCACTTCTCTGGTTCTAGTGATCACTGCTGCAGGCACTGTCACTTCAACCAAGGCATTGATTCAGATTGAATATTATCCACTCTAAAGTGGGTTTTCCTCTGGGGGGGGGTTAGTGCACACCGGCTAATCTCCTCCTTGATTTAGGGGTTCATATGATATTTTCTAGACGGCGCTTAGAAAGCGCAAATCAATTTAAAGCTGCAAAAGCGAAAGCCCATGCAGATAATCATAAAGCTGCGCATGCCCAAGCTGGAAATCTAGCTGTAGGACATATTGTTTCTAAGCCAGCAGCTAAACCTGAAGCAGCAAAACCTGCAGGTAAGGTGGAAAATGGCGCTCTCAAGCCAGGAGCAAAATAAGGTCGTTCAGATTCTTGGCTATGGCGGTAAAACATTGCAAGCGGGTTCAGTGATCTATAATAAGATCTTGAACGACCGACTTCATCAATTACCGATAGACACTGAGAACTTGGTAAGAGCTTACCTTGCACAGATTGCAGTCTTAGAGCAGCAGATTTTTCAAGCGCCTTCTCGTTTGGCTGCATCTAAAGTTAATGATATCGAGTTGAATGCGAAAGAGCTAAGCCAGCTTCGTACTGAGAGAAAAAAATTTGCGCGAGAATTGGCAGCTCATCTTGATATTCCCTATATTGGCATTTCAGGGGGTTCGAATATCGGTGTTACGGTATGACCGATTATCCTAATGGTATTGTAAAAACTCTTTTGCCGAATATGAATGCCATTTTGGGTGTGAGAGATTCAATCGGTGCCATTATTGAACCAGTTTATTTGGTAACTAGGACTTGGTTTAAGGATAAAGGTTTGACCCGTCCTAATAATCAACCTGAAGGACATGCCATCGATTCGATAGCACAGATTTTGCCATCGCCAGGAATGAAGAACTTCAGTCAAGATCTTCGATTAAAAGAAGGCGGAGCCGTAAAATCTGGAGACATTATTCTTACGAATATATCAAAGCAAAATTATAAGATATCTGATCTTGATGGAACTAGCCCTAGTCAGAATATACAAAAGTTATATATGATAGGGGAACGGATGTATCAAGTCATCAATGTAACCGAAAGTTACGTTACTTGGTCAGTCCAAGTGCGTGAGTTGACTAACCAGCGAGGTATTAAATATGGCAAGTGATATGGGAAAAAAACAATTACTCAAAGCCGAAGGAGAATACGCCAATCTCCAAGGAAAACTTCAAGCAACCAGTGGTTATGGTTCTGCTGCAACCGACGATGCTGATTTAGATGAAAAGCGCCATGACCGCGCTTTCAATCCAATTGATCAAGCTCAAAAAGGTTCCATATCAGAACAATTAAATGCTGATGCAGGAAGATACCGCAAAGGCCCTGGCCCTCTCTAATGAGATTCATCCGAAAGGGTGGCAGAATAATTCCGATTCATGACCGGAATGAAGATCAAGCCCGCGCTGCCGCAACTACTGCCGGTGTGTCAGGGGCTGCGGTAGCAGCGGGATATCATTTGCACCAAGAGCATAAGGCTGACTTGAAAGAGTCTGCTGTTAGGAATTCTAGGGGCGTTAAAAGCTTCCAAAAGAGGCTTAAGCCTGGAGATATCTTGACGGCAGGTTCTCATGCTAAGGGTGCATCAGGTTTGAGCGTTGGAGATGCAATTGACTCTCTGCCAGAACACATGCAGAAAAAAGCGCACAAAACCGCTCGATTCTTTGGGCTGAAAAGAAGCTCTCTTCTCTATTCGAATGCAACCATCATCCCTCTTGCTGGTGGAGGCAAGAAGTACCACGGTGGCGTTTACTTAGGAAAAGGCCGTGTATCTCACATGACTACTAATGTGGGAGCAACCACGGACTCTTTAGAGAATTTCATGGCTCAACAGAATGTTTCAGCGTTTAGGTTTAAAAACGCTGGAAAAGCTGAAAAAGCTTCCGCAATTGAATTCGCCAAGACTGCCGCTAAAAAGCATGTGCCTTATCAGAACTTTAAAGAGTATTCAAAAAATGCAGTCAGTAATTACCTTTTCCCTTTTGGTAAAAAAGTAAATCGTAGCTATGACCCAATGGTATGTCATACTTTACCTATCAGGGCTTATGCTGGAAGAGAATTTAGTAAATTAGGGGAGCATACTTTTGCTGGAGAATTCAGGAAAGCAAAAGGTATTGAGCAGGTTGCTAAACGGAATATTGTAAAAGCTGCAGGGACTTCTGCAAAAACCTATGTGGCAATTATTGGAAGAGGCTTAAAATGGGGAGCTGCCGCAGCGGGTATTTCTTATCTTGCTCATAAAATATTGAAAAAGAAAGAGGGCGGGAATGGCTAACATAGTCAAGTTCATTCGAAAAGGGGGTAGGATTATCCCAATTCGTTTTCCTCTGGCTGGAAAGAATTTGCAATCAGCTCATGTGGAGCTTGGAGCACGAGCCAGTGCTTTCGTTCAAAAGGCAAGTATCGCCTTAAAGAAGTCTGAAACATTCTCAAAACATGCTGATAAATTCAGTGCTATGGCTGAAGGAAAGTATCTTCATGTGGGAGCCAAGTTACATGGAAGGGCTGAACATCAATTGGAACAGGCTACGAAAGCTTCCAAGATTGCCTCCACCTTGGATAATTACCATAAGGCTGCGGTAGGTGCTGCCCATGTTGCCAGGAATAAAGGCAAGTATACTCTTGCTGCTCTTGGCGCTACTCTTTATGGGCATCAGAAAATGAATGATAATCGGGGGGGATATGGGAAAAACTTCTACAGAACTAAGCGTTGATTATAATCGTCGCCCTGTTGGTCAATATGGCGGTTCAGGTCCTAGCGATATCAATAATTCCGAATCGAATCGATTAGAAGCTGCTCAAGAAAGTTCATCGAGCGAAAATCTCTCCAAAGATTCTGCCAAATTAACGAATAAAGGTAAGCCAGATAAAGATCTTTTTCAATCGAGTAAACCATGAGGTTTTATGTCGGATGCAATTCGATTTATTAGAAAAAATGGCCGAATTATTCCTATTCGTGCATCTTTAGGTGCGGGTCATATTGCCAAAGCTGCAAGCTTAGCCACAGGTGCAGGGGCTGCATATTCTACACACAAAAATGGCTTTAAAAAATCTGATAAAATTAACGTAAATCATAAATTAGATCTTGCATCTCTTGGTTTATCGGCTGCCACAGGTGCCATTGGAGCGGCAACTTTTGCTACCCCTAGAGGATTAGCACTAGGAAGCGCAGCGACTCATGTGATTGATGCAGCTGGTACTGCTTTAGCTGCAGCTAGCGTGGTAGGAAAAGGTCATAAAAAAGAACGAGCCAAACAATTTGCAAGGCAAGAAACTAGAAATTTCCTTGTAGGAAATGCCATCTATGGAGCAGGCATTTTAGGGCTTAAAAAGAACCGAGAGGCGGCTGCAGAATACGCTGTCAAAGGATTAGAATATTCTAAAAAAATTCTAGGTTTTGCTAAGAAAGCTTTGAGGATTATTTGAAGACGATTGACCTCGATCAGCTTAGCAAAGAGCTTGGAAACTTTTATGGGAGATCCCAAAAAGAAGTCAGAAAAGCCGTTAGTCGAGGGCTTCAAAAAAGTATTTCAGATTTAGTTGCAGCTTCTCCTGTTGATACCGGGCTATATTCCGCTAGTTGGGATTTTAGAATAGATGAGAAGCAAGCCATTATTGGTAATCATGCTCCTTATGCAGGCATTATTGAATATGGAACAAGACCTTTTACGCCCCCCCTGGCTCCTCTTCTCAGATGGGCAAAACGGGTTTTACAAGATCCATCTCAGCCGCCCGATTTCTCGCCTGAAGTCTGGAAGCTTGCAAGAGCTACTCAAAAAAAGATTCAGCAGCATGGAATGGTTCCTAGGCATGTTTTAGAAAACACACTGCCCAAGATCATCGAGAACATCAAACAGGAGATTAAGCATGGGTAATTCGTTAACTCCAATGAGCGCATGCATAGCCACCCTTGCAAAATACCTTCAGAGGCAAATTAAGGGTCTTACTGTCATTCAGGAATGGCCTTACGGCAATCAACAACTCGAATATCCTTCCGTGACTATTTCGACGATGAAACCCAAAAGATCACCTTTATTTCCAGAGCAAGTTCACATCACAACTCCTGACGTAAACGGTAAAGTAACGGCTACTCTAGTCGTAGCGGAATGGGATGATATATTCCAATTAGATTTATGGACCCGAGATAAGCTCCAAAGAGATCTTTATTTGGCGAAAATAATGACTGCTTTCAATCGACAGCAGAACGATATGAAAGGTGTTTCAGAAGGTAGGCCAGATGGATTATCTCTTAAATTACGTGGATATAACGAGCATGTTTATGCCAGATTTGATTTAGACACTACCGAGTGTATCGACGATGAGGCATCAGCTCAAAGACAGGAACGCAGAGAGAAAATTACAGTTCTTGTAAATACTCGTGAAATTCGAAAACAAACATATTACGCTATGAAGAGTATTCAAATATCTTCTGAAGTCACCTCTGAGAATATCGATCTCACTGATGATTCTTCGGGCACCGAAACGGTGATAGTGGACTAAGGATAGTCCCGTGAACCATTGAAGGTTCTATTATGTCCATTGAAAGGACAGATCTATGTCTATTTATAGCTCAACTAACCCTACGGATTGGGGTTTGTTAGATGGTATTTATATCGATGATACAAGCCCACCTCCTTCGGTGACAGGCGTTCCTACAGGCGTCGCGATATTAGTAGGTCAATTTGAACGTGGAGCCCCTGGATTACAATCCGTAGGTTCTACCGGGCAACTTTTTGAACGTTATGGGAATAACTTAAGTTATAGCGGATTAGTCGCACTTCAGAATAAGAAGTTTGGATTACTCAATGTGATCCGAGTTGTCTCTTCTAGTGCTGCAGCCGCCACTCATACATTTCCAAATGCAACACCTGCTTCTGCAATCACTTTCACTGCTTTATGGTCAGGCGCATACGGAAATAATATCCAAATCACTATTGCTGCAGGTTCTATTGCAGGTAAAAAATATATTGTCCACGATGCAAATCCAGGAGCTGTATGGCCTGATGAAGTTTATGACAATGTTCAGATAGCTTCTATCAGTGTCAACAATAATCCTTTTGCTAATTCTAATTTAATTACAGCAACGGTTGTTTTAAATACCAGCGAACCCGCGAATGCCTCTGCTACAAACTTATCGAGCGGTAGCGATGGCTCAGTAGCTGATACAGATTATCAGACTGCAATCAATGCAAGCCAAGTTTCAGGCGCAGGAAATATTCTTTTCTTAGATGCTTATAATACAACTAGGAATGGATATTTAAAAACATCGATGGCAGCAACTACTGATAAAATGTGCGTGCTAGATTATGGTAGCGATGCAAGTGTTTCTTCCGCAATCATTGATGTAGCTAGTTATAGAGATACCGATGGACGTATTATTTATTGTTATCCCTATGGATATACTTCAATCGCTGGTGTCAGTACGCTAGTTAGCTTAGCAAGCTTCTACGCCGCTGCTTTATCTCAAATGGCTCCAAATATTGACCCTGCTTTTGCCGGTAATGCTCAATATTTCGGTGGAATTGAATCCTTAAGTCAATCTCTTGAGAGAAGCGATTATATCAGTTTGAATGCCGCAGGCATCTCTGCATTTGAAGTAGATTCTGATTTAGGAATCAAAATCAAAAGTGGGATTGTGACTCAGATTGCTAACAGTTCTAAGATTATGGTGTTTCGACGAAGAATGACTGATTATATCATTCAATCTCTGGCTAAATACTTAAAGAATTTTCAAAATGGACTGAATAGTGCTTTGAATCGAGGGAATGTTGCAGGAGCTATTTCTTCATACAACAGACTTCTTGAAACAAGCGGTTTAGTGCCTAGTGATGCTGAAGTGTCTTCTGGTAAGGCATCTTTAGTCGATACCAAAAGTTTAAACACGGATGATTCAATCGCAGCCGGATATTTTAAGATTTTATACAAAAGAAGAATCTTTAGTTCTATGCGATTTATCGTTCTTCAAACAGAGATCGGTGAAAGCGTAGTTGTAACCGAAGCTTCAGGATAAGGGGGATAAGATGGCTAATGCTTCAATAAGAGGCCACCAGGGACAAATCAAGTTTTTTGGAAATGGCACTCAAGTCGGTTTTGCTAATTTAACTTCGGTTGACATTAACCAAGATTCAACTTTCATGCGCGCTATGTATGTTGGCGCTCCTGAACCTGAAGGGGATCAGGCAATTGAGGGATGGTCTGGTTCTGTCGATGCAGAAGTAAAAAATGCAGAGGTTGATGTTTTCATTGATGCCTTGGTTACGAATAATCTCAATGGAATTGGAGTTGAAGATTACACCATGGTGACTACTGAATATTACACCGATGGTACAACTCAAAGTTATGTCTATTATGACATGCAATTCAAGATGAGCAGAAAACAGGAAGGTCTTCAAGCAAAGATGACCAAACGAATTGAGTTCCAATGCTCTGGGCGCAAAGCGCTTTAAAGCATTAATCCTGAGAGGTTATGGGGGGTTCCTCTGGAAGTAATACCCTCCACCACAATTACGGGATCAGGAGCCCGAAAAATATGGCGAAAATAAACGTTGTTAAAGTAACTTTATCGACTCAAAAGGTTGTTCTACTCAGAGTGATGAAAATTTCAGATACAGAGAATGCAGCTCAGCAGGTGGCAAAAAGAGCGGATGGGGATAGCTCTTTGATGCAAGTAATGATGCAGAAAGCTTTACTTCAGTCATTGTTGGTATCAATTGATGGCAAAGCTTTGAATGCACTTGAGCGTGAAGATTTAGATTCTATTTTAAGCATGGGCGAATATACCCAGCTTTTAAAGGTTGTAGGTAAATTAGCAGGGGGGGATGATGCGGGAAAGGAGCCCCAAATCGAGCTGGTTTCAGGAGGATAATTTCTGATCGCGCTCGAACTCTCTGGGAGAGAAAAGCTTGGATTGCTAGATACACATGCGTCACACCCGAAATGGTGGATGAATGGGAACCATGGCAATTTGATATCTTTTCAAATAAACTGTTAGAGATCATTGAAGCGGAATCCGGGAGAAAAGATACATGATTGAAGAAGCTTTCGCAGTCGCGGCTGAATTTAAGTTTGATGTCGGCCAGGCTCTAATTAATACGAAATCTCTTCAAGACTCGGTTGATGGATTATCTAAATCTGCTGGTTCTGCTCTCGGTAGTTTGAATTATCTCGCTTCGGGCTTAGTAGCCCATCTCGGTTTTGGATCGGGCGGATTGCTCACTATATTGACGCGATCCGTCCAGATTTCTGAAGAATTTAATCACTCTGCCCTAGATTTCGCTAATAATATCAGTTCAAACATTCAAGTTCTTGCAGGCCATGTAAAAAGCTTTAATGAACGTTTAGAAACCTCTCAGACCATTCTAGAGGATATTTCAGATACTTCTATTAAGTTTGGATTAGATCGCGGTGCTTTGGCAGATATCACCCAATTGGTGGCTTCTCCATTGGCTGCAAGGCAAAAATTGGGAACTAATTATCAAGGTGGGATTAAACTTGCTCGTAACATGATGATGGCTTCTGAGTCTGTCGGCTTACCTCAACATGCAGGAGCAGAGCAATTAGCCAGAGCTTTAAGTCCAGGTCAAGCCGTCGGCGGAAAGCTTTTTGAACGCTTAATTCAAACCCCTGAATTTCGCGAAAAACACATCATGCATCCTCAACAGCTTGCAAATATGAATCAGGATAAGAAAATTGATCTTTTAACCAGGGCTCTTGAGACATTAGGCGGCAATGCGGAATATTTGGATGCGAGATTAAATCATTTGGGAGTTCAGTTTACAATCCTAAAAAATCAAATTGAACGTGTTTTAAAACCCATTGGTGAAGCAATTATTAAACCAGTTATTAAGGTATTCAGAGCTATCAATGACTATCTGGCTACCAATGGTAAGGCTATCGGAGATCATATCGGAATGCTGATCGGGAATATCATCTCCGATCCAAAAGCGCTTCTCATTGGAATTATTCAATTAAGGACTTTAGGAAAAGACTTTAAGAAAGCTGCTGAATGGGCTCCATGGATTTCGCTGATTAGTTTTGGACTTTACAAGTTAGGGATTACATTCGGTGGAGGTTTATTAAATCGAGCTATCGTTAATCTTCTTAGATTCACTAAAACTCTGAGCATCGAATTATTTGGTTTAATGATGCGATTTAATGTATTTAGTAAATTATTTAGTCTTTTTAGAATAATGGTTGCTGACGTATTAGCTCCTTTTTTAATTTTATTAGGAGTCTTTCAGATTATCTCTAGAGCTAGAGCGATTGCAAAAGTTGCAGATATCCAAAATATGTTAACGATGAGTCCAAGAATTATGGCCGTCATGATTAAGCTGAAAGAAGCATTCGAGAAGATTATGCTTCCCATTAATATGACAATCGATTTTTTCGCAAGACTTCTTGCTCCACTTTTTGAAACTTCTAATTATGTTCAAATCCTTCTTCCTCTCATTGAAGGCCTTGCCAATCTTTTTGATATGATTGGTACGGCTGTTGTGACTCTTACGGCAATATGGTCTGGATTCAGTTATGCAGTTTTTGGATTTGTGGATGATTTAATGAAGCTACAAAATCCTCTGACAAATTTTACAAAGAATTTTAAAGAAGAATTTGATGATTTCATGGGTAAACATTTGAAAGCAGACCCTACTAAAGCAGTTGTGAATCAGGTGACAAACGTTGGAAAGATCGAAGCTAGGTTTGATATGAGAGAACAGCTTGAACCTGACCGAGTAGCATTTGCTGTCACAACCCATCTCAAAAAGCTTGCAATCAATCCGACTCAAGGCCGCGGACAATCGACAAACAGTGGGTTTAGCACTCCTAACTTTGCGGGGGCCAGATGAGCATTCTTGATCAAAGTGCATCTGTAGCAAGTTCTGTTATAGACCCAATTGCAGCCCTCATTAAAAATCCATTTAGCACCACGGTTCCTAATGGAGGTTTAAGACCCAACGATTTCACAGGTGGGTTTCAGATCATTGAATATATCAAGGGTGTCCCAAATTTTGACACGATTATCAGGTTAGTTGGCAATATGATGCCCATGCAACCTTTCCCATGGAGTGGGGAACAACGACTTGCAAAAGAATATTATGCAGGAAATCCAGAACCTGCAGTGCAAGTACTTGGGCCCAAGGAAGGGCCTTTAGTTATTAAAGGTAGATTTAAGGATAAGAGATATAAAGACCCGTCTTACTATGGTGTTTCTTACCAAATGAGCAAAGCGTGCGATGAAGTAAGAAAAAGAGGGAATCTGCTTAAGTTTGGGATGCATGGAACCACTGATAATTGGTTCAGATTCGGATTTTTAGAGAAAGTTGATTTCAAGATGAATAAACTTTCTTGGATAGACTATGAGCTTGAATTTTTCGTAGTGAGCGAAAAGCAGCCTATCAATAACTATTTTGCTGCACCTGAAAAGCAATCCCCAAGTTCTATTAATCAAAATTTAATCAATTCTGCTCAAACATTCGCACAGAATTATGGAACAGTTCCGTCTACTGTACCTCAAAGCATTGCAGGGGTGATGAATGGACTGATCAGCTCTGTGGCCAAAAATGTAAATTTAGTGACTCATTTCGTTTCCACTACTCTTGCCACAGGACAGGATATCGCTAATAGCGCCCAGAGAGCATTAGGCCTGATTGCTAATGCAAGATCTCAAATTTCCATATTTAATAGGAAATTTAATAAGCTCTCCAATTCATTTAGTGGATTTAGTAAAGATAATCCTCAATTTACTGCAGCAAATTTCTTTTCAGGCTTACAGACTCCTGGTCCAGCATCTCTTGCTACATCTACATTTCAAAACATTTCGTATTCTCATGAGACTATGAGCGCGACTAGTCAACTTTCTTCATATTTAGCTCAAATGAAAACTATGTTTGAAGCGTTGGCTAAAACTGTTCCTATCGCAAGGTATAGGGTACAAACCGGAGATACACTTCAGAATATTAGTATTAAGTTTTACAAAACTTCTTCCCATTGGACTGATATTTATGACCATAATCATTTGCAATCATCTTTATTAGTTCCTGGTAAAATTCTTGAAATCCCAAATCTGGAGGGTAGCTAAATTTCTTACTGGTTTCCGCAGTCTGCAGTTGAGCTTCGAATTTTACCGGAAGATTTTAAACTTTCCAGTAATGTTGATTTAAGTAACATCCAAAGAATTCTAGTCCAAGCAAAAGATATCACGATTCAAGTGAATGATTATAAAACAACTGATACTTTTAACATGGAAATTGATTATAAGAATTTTCCATTTGATCCAAGGAGTATCAGATCATGCGGAGTAGTCATTTACTTTCAAGACATGGGCAAGCTCTATAATAGCGATGGGACTTTTAATAAAATTATTCCCGGTGCTTCCACTGTAGTTGATCCAACAATTTCAAATGCCGTATTTATTGGTTTTGCAGATGAAGAAGAAATTGAATTTGATGACACAAACCGGATGGTAAAACTCAGTGGAAGGGACACTACTGCATTATTAATCGACCAAAAGTATATTAATAATACCCCAATATCTTTGAACTTACCTATTGATGAGGCAATTCAAACATTACTCTCTCAAATTCCAGCAGTTTCACAAGTGGCTGTTCTCAATCAAACCATCGACCCAGTTACTTTTCAGCCTGAAACATTGCCAACGCTTGCTCAATATTATCCAGATTTTAATGATCCTCTCACTGGATCTAAAAATCCAGGTCAACACGAAACTTACTGGGAAATTATCCAAGACATCTGCCATAGGGCAGGATTAATTTGTTACTTCAGTAGATCTATTAAAAATGGGCAATTAGTCCCTACTATTATTCTAGCCAATCCAAAAAATCAGTTTATACCTCTCAATTCTGAAACCAAGGATGACATTAAAATTATCTATGGTGTCAATGTAAAGAATTTAAAGCTCAAAAGAAAATTGGGAAGGTTCAAAGGATTTAATCTTCAGGTAAGATGCCGAATCGATAAGCAGGTATTGATCGCTAGAATTCCTGAGCAAGCAACAGTTGCTTGGGGGACTGCTTTTGGTTTTCAACAAGAGAGCGGAACAACAGCGAACGGTGAATCTACAAATTTTGCACCGATTAGTATTCCCGTATTAAAACCCGATGGATCAATAGATACTTCTGCAGTCAAAGCACCGGCTCCATATATCACGTTTCCCGTTCATGACGTGGCTGATTTAGATGCGTTAGTTAAAATTGGACAGACCCTTTATGAACAATATTCTCTGCAACAACTGGAAGGTTCTTTTGATACCTTTGAAATGTTAGGAAGAGGAACAACACGAGATACCAACGGTGATCAAACCATTTCTTATAAAAATTACGATCTTACGCAAATCAGAAAAGGTCAAACGATCTGCCTTGAAATTAATACGGATGATTTGGGTGAAATTTCAAGATTATCGAGTTATCCGGCCAGGGTAGAATATTTAATTCAAAGAAATTATGATTCTAAAGTAGCCTCAGTATTCGCTGAAACTATGGGCAAATTCTCTCCAAGGTTTCAAATAAAAAGCTACAGAATGAGTATTAACGACACTTCTGGGTGGAAGCTTTCAGTGGATTTCCAGAATATTATCGATACTACGTTTAGGAGTCTTTCATGATGTATGATCTTGAAGGACTGAGAGATATTTTCAAAGATACTCGATTGCATATTGGGGTAGGAACTATCGTTAAACTTGGGCTTGCTAATGATGGAAGTAAGCTCAGAGTTATGGTGAATCTGCTCCCTGAGAACAGACAGGTTGTAGCGCAGATGACATTTTCAGATGTCATGGACGTTGAATTTCCTGAGATCGATGATCTAGCAATAGTTGCTTTTATTGATGGTCATCCCGATGAATGTTATGTTCTTAGACTTGTAAATAATAAAGATGAGCCTATTCCAAAATTTGCTCAACAAGGCGATAAGGTTGTTTATTCCAGAGCTGGAATGAAAAACTACATTGGATCTGATACCAAAGTAGGAATAGGCAGACCTAATATCGAGCCTAGCGAGCCTCTCGTTTTAGGCACTCAATTACAAACTTTACTTGAAAATGTATTAACTCAGCTTGCACAACTTTCAGGCGATTTAAATACCTTAGCAGGTCAAGTCAATGATCTCGCAACAGAAGTTCAGACAATTTCTACAAATGTATCTACCCATACACATCCCACAGCTGCGCCGGGTCCGCCTAGTCCGCCTCTAACAGCCGCTTTATTTGTGACTTCAGCTACGCAAGCCGGATTGACTGGATCACAAGCATTGGAAACTGGAAATGATGCCTCTGAAATTCAAAACCAATTAGACGAATATAAATCTTCCCCTGTTCAAAATGGTGATATTCTTTCTGAAATAGCATTTACTGAAAAAGGTGCAGAATGAGCAATATTACTGAAGCGCTGAAAACAGATATTGCCCTGGTGAATGGAGACCTGGTGCTTTCGTCCGGGGGGGATTTGGCATTAATCAGCGGAATTGCTAATCTAAAAGCTGCTTTGTTTCACCGTCTAGTCACTGTTCCAGGTACTTTAGTGCATAAACCGACATATGGAGTCGGTATTACTCAATATGAGAATTCTTGTTCATCTTTTTCGGTGCAGCAAAAATTGGCGACTCTGATTCAGGAGCAATTTGCATTAGATCCAAGAGTTCAATCGGTAGATACGGTGTCTATTTCTTCAGAAGACGGGACACCTCAAATGACAGTTATTAAAGTTTTTATAACTCCTATCGGGTATTCTGATGGGATTCCTTTAACCTATACACCATTTAGCGCAGGTATTACATGAGTCTTCCATTAAAAAGCCAACAAGATTTATATAACCTGTTTCAAGATACAGTTCAAAACGCTAATCCTGAGCTTACAGATTTCTTGGATGGGTCAATCCTAGACGGCCTTGCAGGTGTCTTTTCTGTAGGCGGTACAGAGCTGCAAAGGTATAATACGATTCAATTTAGTAAAACATTTTTCAACTTAGCGCAAGGTCCTGATGAAAATGGAGGTGGTCCTGATGATCTTCAAACATTGGCTGTGGATCATTACGGGGATGCTTTTGAGCGTCCAGGGGCTGTTGCTGCTGTGGATGTTGCAACTTTTTCAAGACCAACGGCAACTCATGGAGCCGTCACTATACTTTCTGGCACGGTTGTCAAGACTAAGCCGGACCCAAATGGTAACGTTCAGCGCTACACTATTGACTCAACTGTTACTCTGGCTGCTTCAGGAAGCTCGTCTTTAAATATTTCAGTTGGAATTACTGCAGTGATTAAAGGAGCCGCAGGGAGTGCAAGTGCTGGTGCTATCAACGTTATCGAAAGCTCATTATCGGATTCTACAATTACAGTAACAAATGCAGGAAACCAAACAGGTGAAGATGCTCAAGATAGCCCTACCTACCGTGAAACAATCCGAAATCTAGTCGAGGGAGATAAAGGCGCTACAATCCCCTCTATCGAAGCTATCGCTAAGACAATAGCAGGGGTAAAAACGGCTACTGTTGTTTCAACTGCAGTACCTGTGATTCAATGGAACATTTCTAATTCAACTCCGATTGGGAGTTACTTTTATATACCTTATGTGAATTTATATATTGCTGATTCTTCTGGGTCAGCCAATCAATCTTTGATCAATGAAGTATCTCAAGCTATTACATCTACCAGAGCCACGGGTGTTGCAGTTCCAGTCAAATCAGCAGTTGCTGAACCAGTAAATTGGTTAGCTGCGATTACTCTTAATCCAACAGGGCCTAATTATGCAGCATTGCAAATTGATCTCTCCAACATCTATAACGCTATGTCTACTTATATTAACAGCCTACCTGTCGGTACCGGATTTAATCGCGTACTGGCTAATGCTGCCATACTAGCGATTTTCGGACCCTCTGGAACAGGGGATATTACGGTATTTTCAACAGTTCAACCCACTGCAGATGTCGCCCCCCCTTATGCGTATTCTAAATTGATTGCCGAAAGCGTGGGTAGTACATAATGGCGCTAACTCAAGAGCAGTGGTATGCCAAGATTGTCAAATTCGTGCCTTCCTGGTGGTTTGAGAAGTATGTATTTGCACCTGCCATTTTCCAAGGGATCGCAGCAGTTTTTGCACAAATTCAGCAAGATATTGATGATGCTCAGAGTGCTACTTTCATTTTACAATCTCCTGCTCCCATCGTAGATCTTCTCGGATATGAAAGAAGTGTTTCAAGGCTTCCAGGAGAAAGTACACCTGTTTATGCTCCCCGAATTCAAAACATGTTCAATCAGGTCAACCCTGTTGCACTTCTCAAGCTCATTAATGACGTTTTGATTCAAGGAACTGCAACGATTAGGGAGCATGGCAATGGAGATGGACTCTTCATTGGCCAGAGCTATATCAATCGTGCGGAAGTGTTCACATACATTTATTACAACACTTTTAGCGTCATCATCGACAAACAGGTACCAAATCCAAATAGCTTCATAAGCCGTTCCTACTTTCTCAATGAGGCAAGTTATTTAGGTACAAACGAAAGTAGTGCTGTAGTTTTATCCCTTTTGAATTTAATTTTAAACGACAACCAAGCAGGTGGCACATTGTATCGACTTTTTGAAAGGAGTTCGTAATGCCAAGGATTTTTTATAATGACGGCGAAGAGCTGATCTATGAGGATTTAAACGCAGAGACCGCCGTTTTAGAAAAAGAGCTTTACGAGCGCGTCATTTATCAGATGCTTCAACAGACCGATAATGCATTTTTCGGGAATTCATTCCTGGTTGAATTCATTGGATCTGTCAATTTAAGCGTCCAGCCTGGACTAGGATTCCAAACCGATAATACTCAATCTGACCCAGAATCAACGAAAAGACCTATCTTTTCGTCTTCTGCGATTCCAGTCACCTTATCTGCTCCAGATAGCGTGCATGATCGTATTGATTTAATTGTTGTCAAAAATATTCGTAACACTTCGCAGACTGAGACAAGAAATTACAAGGACCCGATTACTTCGACGATTACGACGCAGAGCTTCACCACTGAAACGGATTGGGGCGCAAATATCCAGGTGGTCGCAGGCACCCCTGGAAACGTTCCTGTTGCCCCTTCTACGCCTTCAGGGTTCTTGGTGCTAGCTCAGGTCTATGTAACTGCAGTCACGGGCGTCGCTGACCAATCTGCGATTACTGATGAACGTCAGATGATGCCTATTGGTGGCAACATCGTTGTGAACAGCTCGGCATTTAACCGAGCGCCTCAAAGCACGACTCAAATCCTCCAAACCGTACTTTCATCCTTTGATGGATATCTGACCCATGGGCTTCAGACTTATACGGATTTTGTCGATCAAGGAAGTGTTCCCTCTTTGCCTGCTTCAGGCAACTATCGTTTTTATAGCAAGGGCGGGGTTTTATATACCATTGCTCATGATGGAACTATTTCCCCTATCGGTTCTGGTAGCGGAGGTGGGGGCGGTGGTGCAAACTGGAATCCAGCCGCTGGAAGTTCCCCTCTGCAATCAGTTGAAAATAATGAAA